GCAAACCAAGTCTTGGTACTTGCTGTAATTGTTGTGCAGTTTGCGCTTCTATACCCATTAACCTATCAAGAAGTGTTCTTTCAGCTTGTTCTTGAACACCTGGTGCTAATGCACCTGCAACTTGAGCATCTCCTCCTGCAGCGAGAATTGCACGCTCTAACTGACCCATCAGCTGTCCTGTTTGTCTAGCACCAACTCTTTCAGCTAATCTTCTTTGCGCTGCTCCTGAAGTTTGAATGAGTCTTTCAAGTTCTCCTAAAGATCTTTGTGCTTCTCCTCTAGTTTCTTCAAGCATTTCTGCTCTTTCAGCTTCTGTTGCTGCTATACCTTTTCTTTCTTCTTCGGCTTTACGAAATTCTTCCCTAGCTTCCATTCTAAGTTGTTCTTTTGCAGCTTCAGGTATCATACCTGACATTGCATCAATTTCTCTTAATCTAGCCTGTAATTGTTGTTCATCCATTTTACAAATCCTTTGCTTTCTTTATTTCAGAGAAATGCCACTCTTCATTTAGCTTTACAGCTAAGTAGAACTTACCATCTTTTGTGCATATTCCCATATCAGTATCTTTCCCTTCTCTGGGACTAAAAAAACCTTGTTTAAGGTTAAATATTTTATCTTGCTTACCATCTGTAAGTGTTTCAATCGTTTCTGACATTATGGATTACCTCCTTCTACATCGTAATCTATATCTATGCCATCTATTCTTGTATTACTTGCAACACCTGATATTTCTATCTCTATTGACTTACCAAGTTCATTAACAACAAAAGAATCAGTTGTTAAGGTTGTACTATCAGCAATCTCTTGAGTAAACGATTCAGTAGTGTTCCCATCTATATACGCTTTTACCGTTAGATTACTAGCACCACCAGAACCCAAGTAAGTAATGTGCATTTTTGTAAAGCGCTTAAACTGATCAGGTAATCCAAAATCAAATCTTTTTGTTTTTAACTTTACTGTACTTGTAGACTCATTTGATGTGCTTACAAATAAGTTCTCTACCTTTTCAGAAGTAGTATCGAATGTTTGTAGTTCTTGGTCATCAGACATAACAAACTGACTTTGAAAAGTACCTGAATGTCCGTCAAACTTAGACCAAGACTGAGTATCGAAGTTATACGCATACATTGTTGCTGTAGAATCATAGTTCACAATCAATGTATTTATATTAGCATGATACCCTAAAGAGACACCACCAGAGTTTGGTTGCAGGTCTAATCCTTGATAAGTATCTCTAATCAGTAAAGATAGTTCAGATATTTCTAATCCTCTAAGTAAACTTACCTGCTTATTATCAGCAAAACAAATACCATAAGGTGTATCTGTTACTGCGTGTTTATGTAGACATCCAGTACCTGCTATATGTCTTTCTAAAATAAAATTAACGGATTGTGCGCTTTGTATTCTGTAGATATATATGTTTCTTGTTTTAAATACATATAATCTATTTTGAAAAGAATGTAACGCAGTTATTTCATCCCCATCATTCTTACCAACATCAACAAACTTTGAGCCAACCACGGCTTCATCGAGCTTAAAGTTATCAGTAAAGACAATGCGATTTCTTTCACGGATTGTTTGATCGTTCTCATCTTTAAAATCTATATTCCCATAAAATGCTTTATTACCTACTACTGTTGCTGTATTCCATTTTATCGGCTTTAGTCTTGTTTCTGCAGCTCTACCTGTAAGTGAATTATAGGTTGCGAGCTTTAATCCATCATTAGGAAGATACCAAGTTGCTACTTTGTCTGTAGATACAGCACATATAAATCCACTAATATGATTCCAATGATAATCACTTGCTAGATCGGTATATGTTTGACCTACCCAGTTACCCCAATTCACAGTACCTGCTGAAGTACCTGTGGTTAAGGTTGTTGTAGATAGTGCTTTGATATTTGCAATATATGTTATTGTTCTTGCTAGTCCTTCAGCAAAATTAGCCATGCTAGTAACATCTGCTATATCATGCATTACAACAACTGCTTTATCCACTGCTGCTGTTGTTGCTGTATCCCATGAACCTAAACCAATTAAAGTCGTAGAAGAATGATTGCTATGAGTAGTATTTAATCCTTGACTATCAGTTGTTGTTGCACCGTAAGGTTCTAAACATGGTATCCAATACCCAGAGTTAGAAGTAACGCTAACACCTTTACGAATTACATCTGTTGTTGTAGAATCTTTTGCTCTTGGATCATCTGAAAACGCATCTTGTATATCGTAAGTAGTAACTAAGTACCAATCTACATCATCTTCGGGTTGCCAATATAAATTAATACCTGTAATTCTTTCGTTCCAACTTGCTAGTGAAGTTCCTGTAAATGGCACTAATTGTATGCCTGGACATCTAGCACCTGATGCTAATGGTGCGTTTTGAGCGAACACTCCTATATCTCCATTTGCATCTCTTGCTAGTTCACTTTCTTGAACATAGTCATATAAAAATGTAACTGTATATTTATCTTTATCAGAAAAAGTCCCTGCAGTAGTATCGGGAATAAGTTTAGTATCTACTAAGTCTGCGTTAAGAGTAGTTTCATCTGGATAGTATACAAATATACCTACCTCATTTACTGCATTTATATCATTATTCTGATCAAATGCGTATTTCATTGGTACTACAACAGGAGGTACAAGTTCTGTATCTTTTAAATACCAATTATTTACTGCAGTAGACATTGGAGGTGTTCTCCAACGATAGTGAGATAAACTTAGTCCTTGACCAAATGTATCTCTTTTAATATGTCCATACCATTTAGGGTCGTTTAAAAAAGAACCGTCACTGATTCTTAGTATTTGATTATGTATTAAAAGATCATGGCTAGGAAACTCTTTAACGGTAATATTTACTATATCAAATGATACTGAAGATTCCGTATTGAATGATATACCACCTTTAGCTTCTTTTGGTGAAAAATATAATGTAAAAGTAGCATTACCATAAACAGCGTTATCAATATATGTTTCGGTTCTAGCATTGTTTTTTATAGTAATACTTGCTTTTTGACCTGCGCTAACATTAGATATTGTAAATTGCAATCTATATATGCTATTCTTTTTAAGACTAACAGCCATCGCAGAATCTGCTTGACTTAAATACCCATCTCCAGAGCCTGCAGTGTAATAAGCATAATGATCTGGCTCAGGAACAGTACCATCATGCCATGCCCATCCAGTACCAAACACCCATCCAGTATCTGGGTCAAAATCTCCGTTAGTAATAGACTCACTACCAAAAGTAGAATAAGTATTTATTGCTGTCCAAGAACCTGAAGTTCCGTCTGCGACATCTGCCCTATATACTTTATCAGCGTTAGCAAGTATCCACCATTCTGTACTCGTGTCATTATTACTACCATCCTTTTCAGTACGATAGCGTGAAAATTCTGTATTAACAGGGCTTACTGAAGTATTTCTGTCTGACTTTTGTACAGTAGTACCTTTTTTAGTAATACTACCACGCTTTGTATTGATAGCATTATCAAACTCTTGGAATTGACTATCTGATATATCAAACTCAGATTGGTAGCTTACTAAGCCACCTGAAAAATCTCTTATGCTTTTTCTAGCCATTAAAAGTCATTGTATGGAACAGTTAGAACTGTACTTCCATCTCTGGACTGTCTTTCAAGGATTACTCGTTGTTTTTGCTCTAACCATTCATTTTTAAAATATGAAATTAAATTTAGGTCTCTAAGTCTTTCTGAGACCCTCCAACAAGGATAGTAAATTAATATTCTTTGATAACGCTCATCAATCTCTGGTTTACCAAAAGTAAGAGTAGTATTGTCGTGATCTAAACCATCAGTAGTATTTAAACTTGCATTTAATCTAACTGCAGTGCCACTTGTAATAGTTAATGCAAAAAACTCTCCACTAACTAAAGCACCAGTAACACTCATACCTTCTCTAACTAAAGATGTGTCATCCATCGTAATATCAGCACTATTATCATCAATATCACAAGTTGCATCTTGAAACATCTTATGTGGTAATCTATAATAATATACTTTTATTTCTTTTACTTCAGTAGGAGTAGGAAAGATTCCAAGTTTATCATCATGGATGTAATAAGCATAGCTTGTCGTAATATTGCTCATAGAGGAATCATCTGCAATGTCATTTATCTCATTAATGCCAATTCTTTGACAAATACTTCCATCAAATTCTACTCTATATATTCTTGTCATTTGCTCCAAAGAAGAACTAGCAGTATTACCACCAGATAAATTAGTTTGATATACTGTCCAATCTGTAACTGTATCTGAGTTACTTGTTTTCATTGGATAATCTCTTTGGTCTACAACTGAATTACGAGTCGCATATCCTTGTAATAGATTCGCCTCATCACAAAGCTGATACTGAGCTTCGTTGATAAGGTCATGTATGATTGAATCAGCTAAAACAGATGTAGAGTCTACACCTGTAATATTTCTGACTTCTGTTGTGATTTCTGATAAGGTCATAATATTTCCAATAAAGAGGGGGAAGTTAATCCCCCTCTAGGTTATTGATTACTAGGCATCAACATCAGTTCTTGCAGTAAGATACTGAATAACACCATAGTCCTTGTTGTTATAGTCTGATATGCCGACACCGTAGATTTTGCCTGCAGAAATACCTAACTGATTTCCATAGTCAAAAGTCTTTTCGACCCAGTTCATACCACTATTATCTGCGAAACAAGCTGCTTGCGCACCCATGAAGATGTTTCTAGCAAAAGGTACATCATCACCAGAACCTGCATCAGATCCAGTAGTAATACCTTCGTGAGAGTGAACGATCACACCATCCCAAACACCTAAAGCACCTGAGAATAATGGGTTGTCGTTACCACGAACTTGAGCTTCACGCTGTGCAGTCTGCCAATCAGATAGTGTAAACAGATCATAAGCAACTTCAGGATGTAAGATAAGAACATAGTATTCTTTTCCATCAACCCTTAGTGGTCTGATCTTGTAGTTATACGCACCACCGATCTTAGCGATTGTTTTCATTGCACTAATATCATCTAATGCAATCTTATCACTTGAAGTT